CTTGAACGTGATCCACAGGTCCTGCTGCATGAATTGGGTGATGTGCTCGACGGCATCGTCAAACAGGTTGTGCGAAGGGTAGCGCGGCTGGAGGCTTACGAAGTGGTATCGGATTCCCAATACTGTACAGCCCATGTACATTCAAATTCTTCAATTGCTTCGGATTCATATCCTACAGCGATTGCAGCAATAACTTTTGGCCAACATCCTCTAAAGTCATATTTCTTTAGAACAGAACCGTCTCTGTCTAATTGCTCTATAACCATATCAGCAAAATAATCATTTGTATTACTCAAACCAGTGTTAGCACTGTGTTCGTTAATAGCGTTTGACCATTTTTCTAAATCATTTCTGATTCTGAAGTCAGTATCATTAATGATTGTTGTTGTCCAGTCACTGAATTTCCTTGAACCCGCCATCTTTAATTCTCTACCTCTGAAAGGAACTATTAGTTCTTCCAAAGTTGAATCAGGCAATCCACTGGATGCCTTAATTAAAAATGATGTTAGCTCTACGTCTCCACCAACGAATGATGGATAGTTAATAGTAGCCTTGTATAAGGTACTTCTAGCACCTCCACCAGTAAGCTTTGATTTAAAATCATCTATTCCTAAAATAGCCATGTCTTACCTCTCCTATTGTCCACTTATTTCTGAGAATTCAACCCCAGTACGTGTTGCTATAAAGTTCAATGTAATAAAGTTAATAGACCTTGCAGGCTTGATAAATATATCAGCTACAAATCTATTAGAATCAATTACTTGACCAGTATTGTTAGTTCCATCACAAACTACTAATGAGTCTGTAATACCTCTTCGTCCTTTTACGTCTCTTAAGAACGGCTCAACCAAGTTTTTGAATTGAGCTCTTGTGAATTCATCGTTGAATTCGAATAATTGTGCCTTTGCTGCTGTAGAAATTGCTTTCTCCAAAACAATGAACAATCTTCTTACGTTAATTCTATCAAATGCTGAAGGTCTGCTTAATAAAGTTTTGTCACCAAAAAGCATAGTTCCCTGTCCAGGGAATGATACTAATGGGTTAACTCTTCCTTTATATAGAGCGTCTCTTTGAGCCTTTGTAGGATTATACGCTAGTTTTGTGATACCTAGTAATTGACCACGGTTTACACCAGCAGGTGAGAACCATGCATCAGCTACATTATCAGCATTAGCACATAAACCAGCAATATGACCTGATGCACCAATATATCTATATACGTCGTTAAATTTGTCGTATACGTATACTGCGCCTGAGTCACATGATGCGTAAGAGCTTGAAGTCAGACCATTGTGTGAATCGCCGACTCCGGTTACGAATGCTAATACATCGCCTGAAGGGTTTGCAGACCCAACGCTATCCTCTAAAGGTGGAGATACAAAAGCCATACAATCTTTTCTAGCTGTTGCAATAGATATTAAATCATTTGCTATAGTATTGGCGCCATTAGCGTCAGGTACTGCAAATAATAAGTTTACATCTATTGTTTCAGCATCTTCGAATAAATCATATCCTAATGCAATCTCTCCCACTGTAGGAGCGTTGTCGTCTGTTCCACCAGCTAACGAACTATCAATAACAGCAGTGTTGGTTGTCATAGCGCCGGATTGTGAAGCTACTGTTTCCCCTGCATCAGTTAAAGATGAATCATGATCAGCCCAGTAAATCCATTCGGATTGTGAACTAATAACATCTTTATAGAAATTTGATGTACCGTCAGAGTTCTTAACGTCAGAACCTTGTGATACAAATGCAAATGTCTCTAATACAGTATTTGGTGTACCGGATATTGCTCCTTTCTCGTCAATAACAGCTACGTGAATTTCGTCAGCAGCTGTAGTTTTGCCAAGAGATTTTGCAAAGTCTGAAGTACCAGGTGCTTCATCAAAGAAAGCTTTAAATGCACCAGGTGCCGATGAAGGCCCCCACGCATTGTAATTACTGGTAGAAACACCAGCAGTTACCATTGATACTTTTAAACTATTACCTAATACGCCAGGGTACTTAGCAACCCAATTTCCTTTGCTCAGAGAACCACCTGAGTAATTATTGTCATAATCCTCAGAATTTTTTTACTAATTGTCC